TCGACTTGCAGATTTGGCCTGAGCGCTACGCAGACTTTCGAGCTAGCGGCAAGTCCTGGGCCGATTACGTTTATGGTCTAGTTCCTGAGTTGTCCGGCATGGATCGTCGCATTGTCTTCGACAAGCTGGACCCGCGACCGGCGATGGAAGACGCCATAATGGGACCACTTACGGCGATTGTCTCGCCGTTTGGCTATTCGCAGACCGTGCAGTATAACCCAGCGATGGTCTGTCAGTACGCCTTCGCGCAGTTCAAGGCACCGATGCGCATCCTTGCCGATCCTAAGCAGGTCGAAGTGTGCGTCTGGCGTGGCTGGTCTGAGTCGCTGTTCATTACCGCTCGCGACATTCCTGAGCTGATCCGCATCTTGCGTGACGCTCGCGAGGTCATGACGATCAACAGCGCTCCCGCAATCATTTGCGATGCCGTCCGCGAGAGGTACTACCATATACCGTCAGGTACGCCGCAGGACGATACGATCACGGCCAAGTCAGTCGTTGTGACATTTGGGGCATAGGTATGACCGTTCGCGATTTCGATCCTGCCTTGCTGGAGGCCGACTTCTCCGCCATTCAAGACCAAGCCGGCATCACGTTCTCGATGTTCGGCGTGAGCATCACGGGTATCTGGGCGAACTCGCGCAACGTGTTTCAGTCGTTCGAGGACCAGCGCCGCGATGAGGGTCGCTATACGGTGTTCTTCTTGGCATCTCAGGTCGTCACGGCACCGCAGCTCACGACCAACGTGGTGCGCGCTGGCGTGACCTACTTTATCGAGAACCTGGAGTTCGACGCGGAAGGATCCGGCGTGCAGATGGAGGTTAAGAAATCGATATGATCGGAATCGAAGTCAGGACAGCCAAGCTAGAGGTTGCGCTTTATCGGTTGGCAAAGGCTGGCAGAGTAGACTTTGGCAAGGTGATCAAGCAGGAGTCCGCATATGTCCTCAAGACGATCATTGCGTTCACGCCTCCGCCCAATAGGGCGACTGGTCAAGCTGATGTAACGCTCGACATGAAGCAGCTTTCAAATCCGCTCTCGTTCGATTACTTCAAGTCGCGCGAAACTACCGGCGGGTTCTATCGTTCGATCTCGCGATACATTAGACGACGCTCAACTGAAAAACTGCAACAGCTTTTCCAGAATCAACATCTGACCGGATTCTTTGGTCTCAAGATGATTGGCTCGCCAGAGGAACTGGCAAAGTACCATCGCGCAAGTCGAGACGAGTGGGGCAAAATTCGGTACAAGCGCGGATTTGCCAGCTATGCGACCGACTACAAGAAGCTGCAACGCGACGTTTGGAATCGCGTGGGCTGGACCATTAACGGATGGATTCCAGCAGCAAAGGCTAGCGGCGCAAAGTATCCGCGCTGGGCGGAAAAGCTCAAGCCGATCAAGTACGCAAAGAGCGGCGCATCTGGTACCGCACGATACAACTTCGGTCCCAACCCATTTATCACCGCGATCAATTACAACATCAAGTTGCCGTTTTATCAGAAGCGAGTGAGAAGCGCGCTGCAATCGCGCATCTACATCACCGAGCGCAAACTGGAGCGCGTACTTGCCGGCAAGGCTGTGAATCTTGGCTTTGTGCGCGTTAAGGGCGGATCTCCAATCATCTAACTATGAGCACAAGAACGCAGATCCGAAACGCAATCGGAGCAAAGCTGACGGCTGGAGCCGCAGTTGTGCCGACCGCAAACCTTCTCAAAGGCCGGAACAACACCATCGCGTCAGTTTCGTTTCCGTCTGCTGCTGTCTATGCGGTCGAGGAGCAAATTGACGTGCGCTCGCTAGCGCCAAGCAACCGCGTGCAGTATCGTCAACTGACGGTCAACGTGGACTATTTCACAGCGCAGACGAGTACGACCGTGATTGATGACTTGTTCGACACCGGCTCGGCTGCGGTCGAGTCTGCTGTGCTGCAAGACGTTACACTCGGAGGCGTTTGCGACGACCTGCATTTAACGAATGTCCAATATGTGATAGAGGAAGACGAGGACAAGCGCTGGGGTGTCGCGCGTCACACTTTTAACTGCATCTACTTAACCACCGACTAACATGGCTAACCACCTGGGCCGCGAAGGCACCGTCAAGATCAGCTCAACCACCATCGGCGAACTGCGCAACTACTCGCTCGCGCATTCGTCGGATGTCGTCGAAGACTCCGTAATCGGAGACATTTATCGCACGCGCAAGGCGACCATGAAGACGTGGTCGGTTTCAGGCGACCTCTACTGGGACGAGACCGATGCCGGTCAGATCGCGCTGACCATTGGGTCGTCGGTGACCGTCAATCTGTATCCTGAAGGCGCGGACTCCGGCGACAGCTACTACAGCGGTGGCGGCATCGTGACGAAGTTCGACATCAGTGCCGCGTTTGACGGCATGGTCGAAGGCTCGATTTCTATTGAAGGGAACGGCGCTCTTAGCTCCGTTACTGTCTAATGGATGCTATTGACCTAGTACGCGAACACTTCGCTGCGCTTGGGACTCGCTCTATCGAGATTCCCGAGTGGAAGCTGACGATCTATTCCACGCCAGTAACGCTGGCTGAGAAGAATCGACTTTACCGCAAGGCCAAGGAAAGCGACATGGAGCTGCTTGTCGATGTCTTGATACTCAAGGCGACCGACAAAGACGGAAACAAGCTGTTCACCGCTGATCACAAGATGACGCTGCTTCACAAGGCGGACTCAAACTTGATCGCGCGTGCCGCTAACTTCATCCTGTCGGAGGCTGCTCCGTCAGTTGATGACCTAAAAAACTGACGCACGGCGGCGAGGCTGCCGATCTCCTCGCCGTCTATGCTCTTGCGGAAAAGCTCGGCAAGTTTGCGCACGAGGTTCTAGCCATGCCGGCAGATGAGCTAAAGGGCTGGCTTGCGTATCTGCACTATCAACAGCAAGTGACCAAGAAACATGGCTGAAGCCTCATTCACGATTCGCGCGATTGACTCCACTCGCGCTGCGTTTGCCAGCGTTCAGAACTCGCTGAACAAGATTCAGTCTACCGCGAAGCTGGTTGGAACCTCGATCAAGGGAGCGTTTGGATTTGGCGCACTTTTGATGATCGGTTCTAGGCTGAATCGAACGCTTGAGGATGCCGAGAAGAACGCAAAGGCGCTTGGCCTGAGTGCGGAGGAGGTGGATGGACTTACTGTTGCCACCAATCTTGCGGATCAAGCCGCAATGGGGCTACAGAGAACCGTCGCGTCGGTAGCGTCTTTTTTCACTCGTGCATTCACGGGTGGAGACGTTGCGGCAAAAGCTGCACAAATTCGCTTCGATCGTCTCAAGGACTCCCTTGATGAACTTGATAAGAAAGCAAAGGCGACGTTTGAAAGCATTGCCAGTATTGACGATACGGAGTCTGTGCGTTTTGCGCGTATTGGTGATGAAATCGCAAAACTGAATCGAGAGATCGAGGCTAGCGACAAGTCAATTGATGCGCTCAAGAACGCAGAGCGACAAGTCCAGATTGCCGAGAAGCAATTTGATCGAGCAACGATCGCAAAGAATGCCTTTCAAGGCATGGACGAAGCTCTCGGAGCAGCTGCTGCCGCTGAGGCGGAGTACAGCATGTCGCTGCTTACCGAAGCCGAGCAGCAAGCGCTCATCACGCGCCAGCTAGACGAGCGGAAGCGAAGCATGATTGAGATCAAGAGGCTGCTCGGAGATAAGACCGAGGGCATCGACATGCTCAACGCTACGCCTCGCGACATTGCGCTGATGGAGAAGATGACCAAAGACTCGCAGGAGTACGTCAAGTTGCTTGGTCAGCGTAAGAGGCTAGAGACCGACTTGGAGCGCATCGCGAGAGATGCTGGAGAAATGATCTCGCAAGGCTTTGAGGACGCCATCTTGTCAGGCCAGAAACTAAGTGACGTCTTGCGCAATTTGGCGCAGGATTTGATCCGCCTTATCTTCCGCAACGTCATCACCGCACCGCTGGCCGGTGGGATCAGTGACATCATCAAGGGAGCGTTTACCTTCCTTGAAAAAGGCGGTCCAGCACGTGCGGGTATGCCTCACATCGTTGGGGAAGCCGGACCAGAACTCTTTATTCCCGGCACAAGCGGAACAGTAATTCCCAACGACCGGATGGCTCAAGCGGGAGGCGGAATCGGCGGGCCGATCGTTAACATCTCCTACAACATCCAGTCTGGCGTTTCGCGCGCTGAGTTGCAGCCGATCCTTGAAAACGAGCGCAAGCGGTTGCGCGCCGAGATTCCAGATATGGTTCGCCGTGGTGGTTCGTATCGTGCAGCATTCGCGTAAGTCATGGCTATCTCCTATCCACTAACGCCGCCCTCGCCGTTTCGTGCGTCGAAGATCAGTTTCACCGGAACGTCCGCAACGTCGCGCAATGTCTCGCCGTTCACGTTTCAGCAGCAGCAGTATAACTGGCCTGGTCAGGCTTGGATTGGATCGGTTGAGTGTCCCCCAATGGTGCGCGCTGATGCAGAAGCTGTGATTGCCTTCCTGCTCGCTGCGCAGCGCGGCACGTTCTACTTTCAAGACTACGCAAACCCGACCCGACGTGGCACGGTAACAGGAACGTTGACCGTCGCCAGCGCGACCGCCAACAGCACGACGCTCGGCATCTCTGGAGCAACTGGCACCTTCGCGCTGGGCGACTGGTTGCAGATCGGCACGTCGCTTTACAAGGTCATTCAAGTCAACTCCAGCAGCTCCGTCGATCTGTTTCCCGTTCTCCGCTCAAGCTACGCAGCGGGAACATCAATCGTTTACTCTAATGCGAAGGGCTTGTTTCGACTAGCGACCAACCAGACCGAGTGGTCGATTGAGTTGGCTGGAATTTACGGAGTCGCCTTCTCAATCGTGGAGGAACTGCCGCAATGAGTATCACCGCCGCAGGACGCACAATGACCGCCGGCATGGTGTCGGAGGTCACGACCGCGCAGCTTTCGCCTGTGCTACTAGTCGACATGGACTTCACCACTCCGGTCTACCTATGGACCGGATATGGCACGCTGACTTACGCAGGCAAAGGCTATCTCGGGACCGGAGATCTCGGCACGATTGCGCCAGTTGAGGAAACGACCGACCTGTCCGCGCGTGGTCTGATGTTCCAGCTTTCGGGCATTCCGACTGCGTTCATCTCGCTGGCGCTTAATGAGAACTACCAAGGCCGAAGCTGCTCGGTTCAGCTTGGCGCGCTGTCGACCACGGCTGGACTGATTGCTTCGCCTGTCACTGTTTTCGTCGGTCGCATGGACGTGATGGCGATTTCAGACGACGGCAGCACAGCGCAGATCACGATGAGCGCCGAGGCTCGCTTGGTTGACCTGCTGCGCGTGAAGGAGTCGCGATACACCGACGAAGAACAGCAGACCATTGACGCGACCGACAAGGGTCTTGAGTACGTCAACGCAATTCAGGAAAAGACGATCTATTGGGGCGCGCAGAATCCAACTAACCAGACCGACTGGAACGACGACAAGGGTCGCGATGACGTCCCAATCATGTAAGTATGAAAGCGGACAACTGGCCTATTCTGCTTGCTCAATTCATCGAGCAAAGACGCCACGTTCCGTTCGCGTGGGGTACGAACGATTGCTGCTTGTTCGGTGCTGATTGGGTTTTGCGTGCGACCTCAAAAGACCTGGCGGCTGATCTGCGCGGTAGATATGGCAGCGCCTTGGGTGCTGCTCGCATTCTCGGTCGGTGCGGTGGCGTTCGAAGTCTGATCAAAAACCGAGGCGAACAGATCGGGATTCAGTCTGTTCCGTCGCGCTCAATTCAGCGTGGCGATTTGGTCGTCGCTGATATGGGTAGAGGCGAAAGCATCGGCATTTCCCTCGGCAACGTCGCAGCATTCGTTTCTCGCGATGGTCTAATTTTCGCACCGTTTGACTTTCAAATCAACGCGCCGTGTTGGCGCTTTTGAACTATGGCAGAGGCAATCGCAACTTGGCTTCTTACTACTCTTTTGCCTACCTCTGCCGCAATTGGCGGTGGAACGGCTGTAGTCGTTAGCGCAACTACCTTAGCAGTCACAACGGCGATCATTAAATACGTTGCCGTAGTAGCCATCTCGATGGCTGCTTCTAAGCTGCTGACGCCGAAGATGCCAAGCCTGGCTGACTCGCTCGGGTCGCGCGGCCAGATGGTGCGCTCTCCTATTGCTGCACGTCAGATCATCTACGGTCGCTGCAAGGTTTCGGGAGCTATTGTCTACCTCTCCACGACTGGCGCGAAGAACGAGTATTTGCACGTCGTGCTGGCAGTTGCCGGCCATGAAGTCGAGGAGCTGGGTGATGTCTACTTCAACGAAGACTTGGTGCTGAGTGGCGCAAGCGATGGCAGCGCGACCGGCAAGTACGCCGGATACGCAGACATTTACAAGAAGCGAGGCGCCTCTGGTCAAACTGCGTTTTCAACTCTAGTCACCGACACGGCTAGTCTCACCGATGGCAAGTGGACCAGTGACCACAAGCTAACCGGCATCGCGTGTATGTATGTCCGGCTGAAGTGGAACACTGAGGTCTACATCGGCGGCATTCCGAACATCAGCGTGATCGTCAAGGGAAAGAAGGTCTACGATCCACGCACGGCGACCACGGCGTATTCGACAAACTCGGCGCTGTGTCTGCGTGATTACCTTACGTCGTCGCTGGGTATGGCGATGACAACGAGCGAGATCGACGACACCTCTTGCACTGTCGCTGCTAATGTCTGCGACGAGCAAGTTCAGATCCTGCCGCTGTCACCGACTACCTACGAGAACCGCTACGAGACGAACGGAACCATCTCAACCAGCGAGACTCCGAGCGCCGCAATCGCGAAGCTCTTGTCTGCTATGGCTGGCCTGACTGCTTACTCGTCGGGCAAGATGGTGATCTATGCTGGCACTTACCAAGTGCCGACCATCACGCTTTCTGAAAAGCACTTTGTCGGGCCGATCTCAGTTACTACGCGCACAAGCGCTCGTGATCGCGTCAACACCGTCAAGGGCGTCTACATCTCAGAGGAGAACCAGTGGCAGCCATCCGACTTTCCGGTCATCACGTCTGCAACCTACGTCACGCAGGACAACTCAATCAAGTACACGCGCGACGTGTCGCTGCCGATGACGGTTTCGCCGTCGTGCGCGCAGCGTCTCGCTGTCATTGAATTACGACGTGCGCGTCAGGAGATAGTGCTAAATGCGCGCTTCCGATTGGAAGCTACGCAGATTCGCGCTGGCGAAACGGTGATGATCTCGAATGCCAAGCTCGGCTGGACTAACAAGGTCTTCGAGGTCATGGAGTGGAAGTTTGTCACTGATGGCACGCCTCCGATTCTAGCAGTTGACATGATGCTGCGCGAGATCGATTCGACCGTCTACTCGTGGACCGTCTCGGATGAGATTGCCGTTGCCGACGCGCCGAACACGACGCTTCCTAATCCATTTACCATTGCTGCTCCTACGTCTTTGTCGCTTCTGGCAGACGGAACGACGCAGCAGTACCAAGCAGACGGCACCGCGTTGCCGCGTATTAGAGTGTCGTGGTCTGCGCCGTCCGAGGAGTTCGTCCAGTCGGGCGGCTTCATTGGCATTGAGTACAAAGATACTACCTCAACGACGTACTTGACGTGGGGCCGCGTGCCAGGAGATCAGACGCTTGAGTTTATCAGCTCCGACGTTCGCATCGGGACCGGCTACAACGTGCGGATCTACGGCGAGTCGTATTTCAAGGTTTCGTCCAGCTACGTTTCCGGCGTGGTCACGGTGCAGAAGGATACGGTTGCACCATCTGTCCCGACGAGCCTCACGGCAAACATTGGCACGGGCAAGGCGGTGTCGCTAGACTGGGATGACGTCAGCTCGGCAGACCTGAGCGAATACGGCGTCTACCGAAACACGACCGGAGTCACGCCGGCCAGCGCAGCATCAGACAAGATCGCCGAGACGCGCAGCTCGCGATTCTTTGATGCCGAAGTCACGGTCGGAACAACCTATTATTACTGGGTAAACGCTTATGATCGGCTCGAGAACGTGTCGGACTTCTCAAATCGCGCGTTCGCTCGACCGCTTGGGGTCACGGCATCTCCTGACCTGACGCCTCCGAGTACGCCAAGTGCGCCGACGTTCAAGAGCGAGCGAACCTACCTCGCCTCGGACGGCACCGCTCTTGCAGCGATTGTCTTGACCGTTCCGGCTGTCCCGTCTGGTGGTGTTGCACTCGACATCTTGTCGCGCGTCTCAGGCACGGACGGTTACAAAGTTGAGGGTCAGATCGATAACGTTGCCGCGTCAGCATTTGAGATCGACGACCTGACGCTTGGGGTCGCCTATGACTTTGCCTGCCGTGGCGTCAATGCTTCGGGCATCTACTCCGCGCTTTCAACCGCGCTCACGCGCACGGCGCCGAGCAGCACCACGGCGCCTGCTGCTCCAACCAACGTGTCGATCACGTCAACCGGAATCATTCCCGAATACTTTCCTAATTCTCAGGTTCTCCTATTCGGCACGCGCGTTTTGTGGGATGCTTCGACCGAAACCGATTTCTCCTACTACGAGGCGAAGGTCGTCAGCACGAACGATCCGAACTCGACCTCGTACAACTGGACGCCTGGACCTACGGGAGGGCTGCTTCAGACGCGCGAGAACGAGGCGTACTTCTACAACGCGCTACTGAACGCCGGTTACGTCTACGTCCGCAGCGTCAATCGCGCCAAGGTTGCGAGCACTTGGGTTTATGGCGGAAACGCGAACAGCGCAGCCAGCACAGGCTACACCTCATTGGGCAGGCAGGAGTCAAGTAATGTCTCGGTGACAGGAGGCACGGTCAACTCGGTGACCATGAATGCGGTTAGCATTACCGCAACCAAGGTCAAAGTGCCGATTACAGTTTCCGGCACGCAGTACCGAGGCCTTGAGGCGAACGAGACGACCGCAGTCGATGTCTACGCGGTCAACCTGCGCGTCTACGATAACACGACGACACAGAAGATGCGCGTCGATAACGCGACCGGCGAGGTCTACGTTCAATCGGCGAAGGTTTTGTCGACACGCTACGGCACAACGCCGACAACCCTCAACGAAGTCATTTCCGCTCTACAGCATCACGGTCTGGTCCCTTAAGTCATGGCACTCAAACTTAGCATTACCCTCCCGAACGGCGCGTCTGGCGACTATCTGCGACTGGTCAACGTCGAGTGGGACCGCAACCTTGAAAGCGCGTTGGCTTACCTCGCCTTGTATCTGAACAAGGCTCAAGCCGACGCAGCGCCGGCGCATCCTCTGGCGCTCGTCGCGCAGATCAACGTGCGTGGCCTGCCGTTCACGAATCACCTGAGCAACGCTGCGCTCAAAGCTCCTAACGTGAACTTCTTGTCGCAGCTCTACCACATCGCGAAGACCGAGCCGTCGTGCGTCAAGATCATCAACGGCGTGAGCGTGCCTGATTTAGCGCAGGCCGAGGATGTCTAAGGGACGGCGCTTCGTCGTCGCGTCAGACAACCACGGCGACCAGTACGACGAGGCAACATTTAAGGCGCTCAAGTCGTTCCTCGCTGACTTCCGACCCGAGGTTCGCATCCACGCCGGCGACAACTGGGACTTCCGCAACCTACGCAAAGGAGCGTCTGACGATGAGAAAGCGCACAGCCTCGAAGATGACTGGGAAGCTGGCGTCGAGTGGCTTCGCGCGTTCTTCGACGGTGGACGCGACAACCACTTCCTGCGAGGCAACCACGACGAGCGGCTGTGGCACTTCTCGCACAACGCCGCAGGCTTGGTCCGCGACTACGCAACCGAAGGCATCAAGAGAGCGGAGCGCGTTGTGGCGCAGGCAAAGGCGAGGATGCTGCCATATGACTCGCGCTTTGGCGTACTCCGTCTGGGACACTTAAGGGTCGTTCACGGCTACTTCGCGGGCCTCGGCGCAGCGCGCCGGCACAGCATCGCCTACGGCAACTGCTTGTTCGGGCACACCCACAGCACCGACTCTGCGCCGGTCGAATCAATTGACGGTCCAGCGGAGGCACGCGGAATCGGCTGCACCTGCAAGATCGACATGGCATACAACCAGCACATGGTCGGCAAGCTGCGGCACGACAACGCCTGGTGCTACGGCGTCTTGTTCGAGGACGGAACTTATCAGCTTTTCCAAGCTAAGAAAATCAACGGAGCATTTTATGCAGCGCAAGGAATCCAGAAGTACTGACGACAAGTGGGTCAAGCTGCTCAAGGAGGCGCTGCACAAGAACGAGCGGCGACCTGTAGGCGATGGCTGGGTCACCGTCGTTGAGCTGGCCGCGAAGCTGAAGGTCGGAACGGATCGCGCGTACTCGCTCGTCAGCGAAATGCTGGCAAAGAAGAAGGTCGAGCGCTTTGTGGGATCGGTAAAGTTGGAGAAGAAAATGACGCGGCGCGTCTGGTATCGTCCGCTCTGAGATGGACAGACCGCCACAGTTTCAACTTGGCGAGCTGGTGCGGTCACGCATTGATCCGAGCTGCGGCTTTGTGGTTGTCGGTCACGTCTACCGAGCGGCGACAATTGAGTACCTCGTGGCTGACTCTAGCGGGTCCGAGGAGGTAAGGTCGGACTTGGAGATTGAGGCTGGCGAGCGGCAAAAGGATCCGGTCACGTCGGATTAAAACTGCGTAAGTCGTTGCTGTGCCGCAACGTCTGCGTGTGCGGATAAATTCCGCAAATTTCCGCTTGAGCCTGTGCGCTCGGTCTGCATTGTGGTCGTTACACAACCAGCAACCATGCGCTCCCTACTCATTATTTTGAGCCTTACCGCCAGCCTGCACGCTGCGCCTCCTGAGTCGTTCTGGCGTGCGCTGCACGTCGTAGAATCTAGCGGCAAGCGCGGTGGCCTGATCCTTGGCGACCAAGGTCGCAGTCGTGGTCCACTTCAGATTATGCGCGGATACCACGCTGACTCGCGCGTCGCTGGTGCTTACGAGAATGTCGATGACTTGGGCTACTCGCGGCGCGTCGTGACTGCTTATCTCAAGCGTTACGCGCCGAAGGCTTGGGCGGCTGGCGACGTCGAGACGTTGGCTCGCGTACACAACGGCGGTCCTCGCGGTGCCAGCAAGCCACAGACTAAGGCTTACGCAGCGCGCGTAAAATCGGCAATGGGGAGTGCGCAGTGAACTACGAGACCTTTTTAGACGCCAAACGACACGTCGGCGCGCGGCATGGCTTTGAGCCGACGTTCATGCCTTCCAAGCTTTTTGACTTTCAACGGGCGCTTGTCTCGTGGTCGGTTGAGCGAGGACGCTCGGCGATCTTTGCAGACTGCGGACTAGGCAAGACCGCGATGCAGTTGAGCTTTGCCGAAAACGTAGTGCGCCACACAAACCGTCCTGTGCTGGTGCTTACTCCGCTGGCTGTTGCGCGTCAGGCCGTGGAGGAGGGCGAGAAGTTTGGCATTGATTGCGTGCGGTCCTCTGACGGCAAGTTCCCGCCCGGCGCGCGCGTCGTGGTCACGAACTACCAACGCCTGCACCATTTCGACCGAACGCAATTTGCGGGCGTGGTCTGCGACGAGTCGTCGATTCTCAAGAACTTCGACGGGATGACAAAGTCCGCGGTGACGGACTTCGCGCGTAAGATTCCCTACCGCCTGCTCTGCACCGCGACCGCAGCGCCCAACGATTACATCGAGCTCGGCACGTCGAGCGAGGCGCTAGGCGAGATGGGTTTTTCGGATATGCTTGGCCGCTTCTTCAAGAAGCAGGGACCGACCACGTCGAGGTCTGACGAGCACCGCGCCGGAGTCTGGCGCTTCCGCGGTCACGCCGAGAAGGAGTTCTGGCGCTGGGTTTGCTCGTGGGCGCGGGCAGTTCGGAGGCCGAGCGATATGGGCTGCGATGATGGCCCGTTCAAGTTGCCGAAACTTACCACGCGCGAGCACGTCGTGGTTGCGCGGAGCCATCGCGACGGGATGCTGTTTGATCTGCCTGCAATGACGCTGGCCGAGCAACGAGAGGAGCGGCGCCGCACGCTGACGGAGCGGTGCGAACTAGTCGCGAATCTGGTTAGCAATACCGGCAAGCCTGCCGTTGTATGGTGCCATCTCAACGACGAGGGGAAGACGCTATCGAAGCTCATTCGAGACGCAGCCGAGGTGTCTGGCGACGATGAGGACGACAAGAAGGAGGAGACCTTCGAGGCGTTTGCTAATGGCGAATTGCGCGTGCTGATCACCAAGCCGCAGATCGCGGGCTTTGGGCTCAATTGGCAGCATTGCGCCCATCAGACCTTCTTCCCGTCGCACTCGTTCGAGCAATGGTACCAAGCCGTTCGTCGCTGTTGGCGCTTCGGACAAAAGCGCGAAGTGGTCATCGATGTCGTCGCCTCTGAGGGTGAATCTGGCGTCGTCTCGAATCTTCAACGCAAGGCGGACCAAGCCGACGCGATGTTTAAGCATCTGGTCGCACTCATCAACGACGAACTCCGCATCGAAGGCGCCAAACACGTTGCCTTCAAACCCGCTTTCCCCTCTTGGCTATGAACAACGACAAGCAACACATCACCGACCGATTCGCACTCTACAACTCCGATTGCATCGACGTAATGCGTGCGATGCCAGACGGAGCGATTGACCTATCCGTTTACTCGCCTCCGTTCTGCGGGCTTTACAACTACAGCAGCAGTGAGCGCGATCTTTCGAACTGCCGCTCCTACTCGGAGTTCTTCGAGCACTACGACTTCGTGATCTCGGAGATCGCGCGACTCACCAAGCCTGGCCGGATTACCGCTGTGCATTGTATGGACGTGGCTGGCACCGGCAACGGGCCGACCGCCAAGATGGGCGTCGCTGCGAACGTAGGCTCGGGACTGATAGATTTTCCTGGCGATATTATCCGCGCGCACGAAAAGCACGGGTTTCAATTCTGTATGCGCCGCGTAATTTGGAAGGAGCCGCTCGGCGTTCGCCTGCGGACGATGGCGAAGGGGCTGGCGCACGCGCAGATTGTCGAGGACTCGACGCTCTGCGACGTGGCCGGAGGCGATTACCTCCTGTGCTTTCGCAAGAAGGGAGAAAATCCTGTGCCGGTGGCGCATCCTACCGGGCTGCACTCCTACGCTGGCGAGCGGCAGATGCCGCGCGAGCTGCTCGAGTGGAAGGGGCACGACGGCAAACAGACCGAGAACCGGTTCTCGCATTGGATTTGGCGGCAGTACGCCTCGTGCGTATGGGACGACATCCGCATCGAGAACGTGCTCGCCTATGAGGAGAGCCGCGACAAGGACGACGAGCGGCACGTGCATCCGCTGCAACTTGACGTCATCGAGCGAGCCGTTGTCCTATGGTCGAATCCCGGCGAGATTGTGTTCACGCCTTTCATGGGCGTTGGCTCCGAGGTTTACGGCGCCGTGCTAAACGGACGCAAGGGCGTCGGCGTCGAGCTAAAGTCAAGCTACTACCGGCAAGCCGTGCGAAATCTATCGTCGATTGCGCGAGATCAAAAAACGAACGAGCTACAGTTCGAATGAAAACCGATTTGAAGCGCAACGGCATCGGTCGGCGTCCATCCCAGAGCGGACCGAAGGTCATGATTCCGTGGCGCGTGTCGCCGCGCCTCATCGAGCGACTGCGCTGGCAAGCCGCCAAGCAAGCCGTACAACCCAGCGAACTTCTTTCTCGGATAATTGAACGCAATGCACCTCCCGTCTAAAGCTAAGGTCTCGGTCGTTCTGACGACTGAGCAAGTCACCGCGCTGCGCGACATTGCAGTCGAGCGCCAACTGAGTCTATCCGACGTGCTCCGCGAGGCGGTACGTCTGATGCTCGACACGCCTCGGTGAATGCGCTGACGATCTGCGCCACAATCCTCGGCGGGCTTAGTCTTGCCAGTTCGATCATCGTTTTACTGCGCGCACGTCGCGAGTACCTACGGTGGCGCAAACGTCGGTTCTACCTCTACGCAGATCCCATTCATGTCACTACACGTCACGGGACAGGAAGCGACGAATTGCATCCAGTTCCTCGAAAAAGCGTTCACCAAGTGGGAGCGCGAGCAATCGAGGCACGTCGCACTTTCGGTCAAGCAAGCCGCAAAGCTCAAGGAGCAGGCAAAGTCCAATCCACGCAAGCGCAAGCCGGGAACTCCGCAGCGAGTATGGACACCAGACGAAATAACAGCCGTCTTGAAGGCAATTGAAACGAAGCAGACTACTCGCAGTTTAGCAGCCCAACTTAAAATTCCTTACGCGACTGCATGGAACAAGCGCACAGAACTGGAGCACTCTTCCAAACTCTTACTCCTGAAAGGTGCGACCAGCTTATCCGAGCCGCGCGTCAGCGTGCCGCATACCGAGTAGCGCGGATCAAACTTTCGGTTATGGAACACAACACAATAACAACCGCAGAGCAGGCTCGCGTTCTACTCTCTCCGGTCATGAGTCAGCTAAAGAACGCTTTTCCCGGTGCGAGCCACCACTCGGTCACCGTTGCATACTGGGGCGACGCCAAGGTTTTCTTCGGTGTCAGCATTGCTGTTGGCAAGGAGCACTTAGCAAGCACCTACTGCGACACGCCTGCCGAAGCCATCGAGCATCTGTCAACGCGATCAGCCGAGGAGCTACGCGAGCGGGCTGCCAAGCTCGTTGAGCAGGCCGAGGCGCTGGAAGGCGGTGCGCTGTGATTACGCTGACAACTCCTAGCGCGTGGCAACCTCACACGACCTGCGCTGTCGCCGGCATGACTGATGACGCCTACCGTGCAGCACCTGGACTGACGCAGTCAGACCTTAACCGCTTTGCCGAGTCGCCGGCGCTCTTTAAGTACGTCGAGCGCCAAGACACTGCGGCGATGTCGTTCGGTCGTGCGCTGCATTCGCTGCTGCTAGAAGGTCAGACGCGGTACGTCATTAAGCCTGAGACCTACGGTCCTGACGAGAAGCCGTGGCACGGTGCTGCCAAGGAATGCAAGGAATGGATGGCTCGCCACGCTGGCGAGACGGTCTTCTCCGCTAATGAGGCGGATGCGCTGGAGTGTGCTGTTCGGCACGCGCTGGCTCACGAGACAGTGACGCACCTGCTCAACGGCGCATACAAGGAGTTGTCGGTCTTCGGCGCATCGCGAACTGGCGCAGCTTGGGGCAAAGGTCGCATGGACGCCGTGAACTTTCGAGGCGACCGCGTGCAGGTGATCGATGTTAAGACGACGCAGGACGCTCGAATGTCTGCCTTCAGCAAGACCATCCTGCAACGCGGCTACCACCGGCAGGCTGCGTGGTATCGTCGGTTGATCGCTCAGTTCATCGACAAGACGGTGCGCTTCGAGTTCTGGTTCGTCGCGGTCGAGGTCGATCCCATTCCGCGCGTGAATGTGTGGAAGCTGGACGAGGCGGCGATTGATTACGGCGACGAGGAAATCCACAACCTGGAGGAGAAGTTAAACGAGTGCCGCACGACTGGCCGCTGGCCGGATTACCACGACAAAGACATTGGCTTGATGAACACGATTGACTTGCCCAAGTGGGTCTACGGCGACGAAACGGAACTGTCAGGCATGACGAAAGGAACCGCAGCATGAACATGGACGACACACCCGCTCCAAAGCAGGAGCCGAAAGTTTTCACCGGCTTGTCTGGTATGCTGCGGACCTCGCCGTGGCTCGCGTCGGAAGACTTGGTCGGACTCGGTGACGTTCCGGCTGAGATCGAGGACGTCCTGCTCTACGACGAGGTCGCCTTCGACAAGGGGCGCAAGGAACGCAACGTTCCCGCGCTCAAGTTCAAGGGCAAGGCCAAGCAGCTTGTACTACGCACCTCTGCCAATCGACGCGCGCTTGTTCGTATGTTCGGCGCTAACACGCAGACCTGGCGCGGTAAGACCATTTACCTTTATCACGATCCCGACGTTCGGTTCGGCGGTAAAGCAGTCGGCGGCATTCGCATCAAGGAGATCAACCAATGAACAACCAATTCGACAACGAACTAACGTTCCGCCTTTTCAAAAACGACAAGGCCGACAACCCGAAACGACCCGACTATAAGGGCGAGATCACAATCGGCGGTGTTCAGTACAAACTAAGCGGGTGGATCTCTGAGGTGAAGAACGGCCAGAACGCAGGCAGCAAGTACATCCGAGGCAAAGCCGAGCGCAAAGACGCAGCTCCCGGTGCGTCATATGCGCCGCCGGCTGCACAGCCAAAGGTCGCGCACGTCGCGCGCTTAGACGACACGGAAGGAGTGCCGTTTTGATGAGCACTCGATACATTGCAATTGATCCCGGCGCGAATGGCGCTCTCGTGTTCCAGCCTGCTGGATCGCCAGCAGTCGTAGTCCACCTAACGAAGACGACGCCGCCACTCGATGCGCTGCGTGACGCTATCGCCGGCGCTGAACGTGCCGTTGCTTACGTCGAGCAGGTTGGCGGCTTTATCGGCAAGCCGCAGCCTGGCTCTGCGATGTTTAAGTTTGGGCAGAACTTCGGGTACTGGCTTGGTCTGCTTGCGGCACTTGAGGTGCGCACTGTGCTGGTACGTCCGCAGACGTGGCAGAAAGGTTTGGCCGGTTCCTCGCTGAAAGGGCCGGAGCGCAAGCGTGCGTTGCGTGACGAGGCCGCTCGGCGCTTTGCTGCGGCTGGCGTGCGCGTGACGCTTGATAACTGTGATGCGCTGTTGCTGCTTGATTATGCGCAGCGCCAAGGAGGTGCGCTGTGATTGAGCCGACAAACGATTTTCCGAGCCATTATCGGAAGCTGATCGCGCAGCTTACCGAGTACATTGTCGCGCTTGAGGAACAGTGCAGCGTTGCGCAGATCGAGGCTGCGCGGGCGGCGGTGCGCTCCAAGGAGGCCAAGCCATGAACCTCCCCACTACCAAACCTAACGATCGCGACATCGCGTGGTACATTCGCGAGTGCGAAGACTTGCGTAACCGGCTAGAGTCTTTAGCCGCAAGCAACAAAAAACAAACGGACGATTACGTTTGCGTGGACCGAGAGCACGGGCTGTACAGACGTACCTCACACGCTCGCGACGCGGTTAGTGCTGATCGTCTCGCGCTGGCACTTTCCCTTAAGACCCTTGACGAACTCGAACGCGAGAACGCCGTGCTGCGAACGTATTCAGACGACATGACCGATCAGTTCTTCGCCGTGTCTCAGGAGAACGCCGCGCTGCGGGACGACAAGAAGCTGGTCGATTGGTTGGAAGAGAACGAGGCAAGCGCAGTCTTTGAACCCGGCGATCCCGAGGTCGGCCTTTTCCCGGCGTGGTCTGTCTACTACAATGACCGAGAGCTACCAGTGGTTCACATCGACCTTCGCGCCGCCATCAACGCCGCCCGCGCCAAGAAAGGAGGTGCGTCGTGAGTGATACGCCTAGAACAGATGGAAGAGCATATACCCATCCTCGTATTGATGGCGAGCTAATGTATGTATTGGCTGACTTTGCTCGCGAGCTTGAGCGCGAGAACGCCGCGCTGCGTTCACTCCTGCGCGAGGCCATCAGAGAGCACGTTGACCCGTACGACCTGCCCGAGGGCGACGCCTACATTGCGCGGGTCGAGGCTGCGCTGGGGGAGGCCAAGCCATGAACCAGCAACTCTACGAAGCGACCGGCGCTGGCGTCTCTCAAGCTGACCGGATCCTTGAGGCCCTACTGCGCGCCTCGACGGAATGTCCGCTTGGTCACGAATGGGTCACGCTGCCGCAACTCGTCGCGGTCTCTGGCGGCTACGCGGTGCATTCGCGCGTGGCTGATCTGCGCAAACGCGGGTATGATATCGAGCAGACAAGCGTGCGCCGCGCTGGAAAGGTGCATTCGTTCTATCGGCTACGAAGGGAGGCGGAATGAATAGTTTCTATGACCGCAAACCACAAACGCACATCGACGGAAGCTTAATCTTTAAGACCGCCGAGGACGACGCAAACGAAGCGTCAATCGCAAAGCTAGTCGAAGCACACTTCAATTGTCAGGCGCATCCGATGGCACGCCTGGCTGCGATCGACTGGGTCTTTAACCGAAACGACCGCATCGTCGGCGTAGGCGAACTGAAGATCCACCGTATGCACTCGCAGAAGTTCGACACCGTTCTTCTGAGTCTTCGGAAATGGCTCGCGCTGCTTTTAGCGGGCGAGGGCATGGGTGTTCCTCCGATCTATGTTTCCCAGTGGTCTGACTGGACCGCTTGGATCGATGTTCGAACTGTTGACGCTCACCAAATCCGCATCGGTGGTTGCCAATCGCGCGGCACCGACAGTCGCTCCAATATCGAACCGCTGATCTTGATTCCGCTGTCCAAGTTCCGCGAGTTAGCTCCGCACGGCTACGAGACAAGCAGACAACCCGAAATCAAATGAACTGGCTCAATATTTACATTCCGAACATACGCGCACCTGAATTCTTAGGCTGCGATCCTGTGGCACGGGCGACCTGGTTCTGCGTACTCGCTTACTGTGCCGACCAAGAAAACGGCGGCACGCTCGCTGGTGCGAAGGCTTGGAAGGACCGGCAATGGCAGCAGCTCTGCGGAGTGACACTGGCTGAGGTTAACGGTGCTGCACCGCTGCTTGCTTGGCAAGGCGATGACTTGGTTGTCTGGTCCTATCCGTCCTCTGCGCAAACTGTCCTTGAAGCTAAACGCGAGGGAGGCCGCAAGGGTGGTTTAAGCTCTGCTAGGTCGAGAGTTGCGCCTAAGGTTGAAGCAGTCCTTGACCATAGCGCGAAGGAGTCCTTGAAGGAGTCCTTCGAGGAGTGCCGCAACGAAAAGAAAAGAAAAGAAAAGGAAGGGAAAAGGAATAGGAAGGATAATCAATCCTATGCGCCTGTCGGCGCGCCGCGCGCACGCAATGAGCTGCTCGATGCGCTGGCAACGGTCGGAGGCGGTAAGCCAGAGGAGGTCACGCAATGGGGACCAGCCATCGCTGCTCGCGCCGAGATTGTCGTCGTCAGTCCCGACGTAACGCCTGATGAGGTGCGCCGCCGGGCTGCGAACTACCGAACGCACTTCGACGGCGCTGCGCTGACTCCGACGGCGTTGTCGAAGCACTGGGCTGTCTGCGCTGCTGCCAAGCCAAGGGCAACGACGGGCGGTGATCAGGTCGCACGCGAACGCGCAGCCGCCGGCGGTCAGTTTGCTTGGGAAAAGGGAGGCTTTTGACCATGAGCCACACCGACTACGAGGCACTTGCTGTCTACGACGCCGTGGGCATCAGCATTGAGCCGAAGCCAGAGTTCCGAAGCGACATGGAGCGCCGTCTTGCGCGTAAGTGGGGCGACGGATCCGCAACCTGGGCGGAGGGTCACTGCAAGATCTGCGGTAATCGTTTGCCGATCTCACGCGGCGTGTTCGAGATCTTGGGCGTCGAGACCGTGTTTGTTTACGGCTGCTGCGACGACTGCACGCCTATTCGCGACGCGCACTATTCGCGCACGGTGCAGGAACAGCAAGTGACGTCGCGCACGCCTTGGTGGGATGAGAACTGCCCGGCGCTCTACAAGGAGTTGGTCGATAACGTGCCGGACACGGTGCGTCGCAAAGGCTACGACCGTGTCACGCAGTACGTCCCGCCTCAGACAGGCAAGGGCTTGGTCATCACTGGGCTGTCTGGCGCTGGCAAGACGACGGCAATGTGGGCGCTTGCACGCGAGCTTGAGCGCCGCGAGTACGGCTGCACCTTCCTGACTGCCGTTGAGCTACAGCGCCAACTCAGCGAGGCTGCGCGGGACATTAAGTCCATTAAGCATCTGACTCATTGCCGCGTCCTGCTCATTGATGATCTCGGCAAGGAGAAGTTGACCGCATCCGTGGCTGCGCTGCTTTGGGAGTTGATCGACTCGAGGTACGCTAACCGGCGACCGATGGTGATCACGACGCGCTACGGCGGCGCTGACTTCGAGGCTCGGTTCGGTGACTCAGTGCTCGGCGTCGATATACGCCGTCGCATCGCTGAGTCGTGCGAACCTGTTATGTTTTAAGTCAAAACGTATTATGGCCTTGACTACGCGCACGACCTGCGCTGGACAGAATTTGTGGCAGGCAAACCTAAACTCGTATCAAACCATGCTTGGCAGAAGCACATTCGCTTAACTGCCAAGCTCAAAAAGGAGAAACGACTGTGTCCGACAGCAAAGAACTGGAAGCGCTTAGACTGACGGCGCGTGCATTGCGCGCCATCACGCAATTGGAGGCGCACAAGAAGGCGGTGGTGGGAGAGTATAACGAGCGGCTGAAGCGGCTCGCGAAGATCATCGAGATGGTGCAGGCGCGCGATCAAATGGGCGTGCTGCCGATGGAAGGACTGGACGCGATCCAGCTCACCGAGGACGACGAGAAGCTAATCCTCAACCCATCGGAGGGACTCTGACGTGATCACGTACTCGCTGGGTCGTACGCCCATCAACCGACCGTCTGCGGCTGCGACCAGCGAGGCCGCGAAGCTCCTCTCCGAGATCTGCGAGCGACTTCTTGAGCTTGAGGAGGTCAAGCACGCCGAGGGAGCTGCACTGGTGCGCCGCCTAGCGACCATTGCCGACTTGTCTCCGAGCGCTTACCGCACTGTGCTGCACGTCGGTTGCGGCCAGGTCAACGCGGTCGTTGCGAGTTATGAGCAACAGGTGAAAGGCCGCGGATTGACGCGGCAGGCGTTGCACTGGCAGTGGGCGCAAGACCAGCGGGCGATCAAGGCGATCTTCCCCCACCTGGCCTCCATGCTGCAAGAACTTCGCGACACAGTTTCGCATCATGAGGACGCCATCAGCTCGGCTGACGCAATGCGCCTTGCTGGCCGTTCTGACAGTCAGATTGCGGCGAATGATGACTGACCTATACCACCCTACCGACTGGCGGCTTGCTGCTCGTAAAACGCAAGGAAACGACAAGGTGCAGCGCAATGCCATTGCACGGCTTTTGTTCTGGGGTAGGGGACTGTTATTGCAAGTGCAACAGCAACTAGCGAACATATGCAAGGGGGTGGCCCCCCTAAGGAAACTATTGCAAGTCTATGGAGAGACGCGGGGTCCGACACC